AGAAATGTCCATATTATCCTTATCTTAGTGGTTTCATAATGTTTTATCATGTCAAGCTAGAACGGAGCAATGTCCATAGTCACGTAGTCAGCACTGGGCATTAACTCCCTAGGTACTTCCATTAGCTCCACCTGCTTGCCTTCCGACGGAAACGGGGACTTAAATTTCTCATAGGGCATTGAGTACCATCTAGCTTTCTTACAATACTTTAGACCCTGTATAAACTCCTCACGGAAGCCGTTACGCTGCTTCCAGATAGACAGGTAAACATCTTCACCCTCAAGAAGACGCTTGACCCTCTTGATAGTCCTGTCGCCCTCGTCGTACTCGTCTGGCTTCTCTTTGACCTTGTTTCTAAACATTGTCATGCCGTACTGAATGGGCTTAACCATGCCCTTGGATCCCTCTACATCTCTGCGTGCTGGGATATGAGTTTCGCTGTCACTGGACATAAGTGCGTGAGCCACGATCATTGTGTTGGTTCCGTTTTTCTTATCGAACTTATCAATGGATCGGACAAACCTATCTTGACCATCGTAGTCATCCTTATTGATGTCATCTACCTCGGATAGATTATCAATCATAAATCGCGTGCAGCCGAATCGATGACAAGCGTACTCCATGTCCTGCAATAGACTAGTGCTGTTGATCGTGTTGTTTACACCGTCAATGAAGTACAGCTTGCCAGCTAGCATTTCCGATGCCTTGACAATCTCCTGTGAGCTGGGCTCGTGTCCAAATATCTGCCAAGCACAGAGTCTAAGCAAGTCCTCCATAGGAGTATCGAACGCACCGATGCAAACAATCTCACCAGTGCGGATTTCATTAAGCATAAGGAAGTTGCCCCAGTCCGTCTTGCCGTGACCAATCATGCCAGTAAGTATCCCAGTGTCCTTGGGGATTAGCTTAAAGTCCAGCGACGGGAATACAAAGTTTCTGTTTGCAACAGCCTCAATCATTTCGTCGTTGCGAAGGATGGCTGCCTTTGTGGTTGCCTCTACCCCAATCATTGTCTGAGGATCATATGTCTTTGAGTCCTTACATATGTCCATGAGAGTTGTCTTCCCATATTCCTTAGACATAAGAAACTCATTTGCGTCATTGTAGCCCTCTGGTAAAGATGATCTAAAGCATCGGGTAAGACCCAGTCGCTTAGCTATCTCCTGTGCCGCACGCTCCCCACTGTCATCCATGTCTGTAAAAATATAGATGCGTTCAAACTGTTGAAGCCGAATATAGTCGCTAGCTATCCAACCTAGATTGCTAGATCCGCTCGGCATGGACAAAACTGGACAGTCTGCTCCCATCTGATGCAGTGACATCGCATCTACCTCACCCTCGGTAATAATAATCTCACGGGTATTATCATCAACTAGCCACCACCCCCAGAGGGTAGCATAGGGTGCGGATGACCAGATGTCCTTTCGATTTCCGCTGATCTTATTAATGCCAGTGGACTTAATCATCACGTAGTCACCGTCGGTATCGATAAACTTGCACGACCAAAAGTCCTCGTTGTGCTTAGATGGGCGATTATGGGATCTGATTTCGTATGTCATCAGAGTCTTCTCACCTAGCCCACGCTCCTCATGTAAGTATTTAAATGCTGGAGTGCCACGCATTGAGTGACGCTTCTCTGCTGGTGGAGATGGCTTCTTTGGTTTTTGCGTTGGAGTTACATCATGGATGCCGCACATCTTTTTTGCAGTCGCCATAGTATCCGACCAAGTGCCGCCAAGAGCATGATGTAAGAGACCAAGGATGTTTGTGGAGTCCCCAGTGTTATTGTCCTTAAATAGATAGATACCCCCGTGACCCCTAAAGATACCAGCACTGCTGCCAGAGTTTCCTTCGATGTCGCCTAATTTCCAGCTTGCACCAGTCTTTTTAGCATTTGGGAAGTAAGTTGATATTACTTGGTCTGCACGTTCTGACAGTGCTCGGTTTAGTTCTTCTGGGTTGCTCATTTTTATTTTTATTGGTTGGTTGTTATTTAGGTTGAACGGTAATTTTGTGCCTCGACGCGTTAATAGTTAGCCCACGTATATATTAAGCTCATTTTTAATATCATCAAGCATTATCCTGTATTGCTCAAGTTGCTCTAGGTTATCTTCAACTCTACTTAGTGCATGGGTTATGGTAGATCGATCCCTATTAAAATACGGAGAGATGTCTCGGTCAGTCAAAATTCCAGTTTCCTTGCAAAGCTTATAGCATAGGTCTCTGATTAAAACCACGGATGCAACCCTAGTTTTGCTGCGAATGAGATTCATCGGCTTACCAGATACCTTGGAGGCTGCTTTGACAATTGTATATGTATTTAATTTCATTAGATTACTTCGGCACGTAGGCGGTTGTTGCGGATTTTTGAGACGTTTGAAATGCAAATATTATGTTTCTTAGCTAGCTGCATTCTTGTTAGCTTGGACTCACGAATGGATCTGATGGTATCATCTGGGAGCTCACTTACCCTAGCCATCTTTCCGTATTCCATATACTCCTCAAAGGTCATCTCCGTCATCAGCCCCTTGCTAATTGCCAATGCTACGTCCTGCCTAGCTCCCTCGTAGAAAGCATCCCTAGCTAGGTTACTTTCCTTGGTGTAGGATTCTCTTGGTATTGCTTTAAAGTTATCAATATAATCTTTCATTTTATTATTTTTAAATGTCGTTTAGATTCTCTGGCAGTTCGCCAGCCTCAATCATTTGCTTTGTTTTCTGCCAGCATGCAATGTTCCAGAGCACAGCACCGAAGTGGTCTTCCTCCGTGCACCCGTCCTTAATAGCCCATAGGTGTCGATTAGCTGCGTCACAATACCTAGATAGGGGAATACCCTTCTTCCAGTTATCTCGACCGTACTTAGTTGCACCGTCCTCAAAGCGTCTAGCTAGGGACTCCAGTGCACACGTTGGAATCATTGACGGGAACCCCTTTCCCTGCATTGCGTCCCGAACAGCACCCGTAGAGAAGTTAGTCATGGATCCGCTTGACGGTAGGCTGTTAATAAAGTCTGGATGATTTCCNTTCATTAAATCATCCATGAAATAGTTTTCGTCTGTATCTGATGTAATCATATTATTTTTTATATTTTATAGTTAAAAAAAGGGGGCAAGGAATAACCACAAACCTTGCCCCCTTACGTCCAACAACTTAGCTAGCACAAACTAAGCTCAATCTAAAAAGTTCCGTCATCCTCTGCTGACTGAGACTTGCTCGCTTCCTTTGGATTAATCTTAATTGAGTAATAGGCTTTTCCTCCCTTGGATGTTTCCTTCCAAGCACTGACCCAGAATTCCTCACCATTTACATCTAGGTTGCCAGTTAAATCTGGCTGAGTTTCTTTTTCCTTGCGATCATTTTTGAAGATAGCACCAGAGTTCTTATTATCGTATTTTTGCTTTTCCATATTATTATTTATATTAGTTCGTTGTTGTTAGTAGCTCTTGCTACTTTAGATTCTTTTCCATGCTTGTTGGTTGCGTCTGCATCTTTTCCATCATCGCAACATAGCAGCCCATTGAGAGCATATTTTCGAGCGTAAGAGGAGGATGCACCAGTGATCTGACTTTCGTCCATGCCCTTCTTCGTCAATGCTTCACGAGCAAATCCCGTTGCACTCACAAATGGTGTACCCTCATGTGCTAGCATTGCTGTAGCTTTTACGTATATCCGATCACCTACGATTACGATGTCATCATTAATAACTAACGCACAATTGTGCTTTTTAAGTAGAGGCTTTACGGCTTCTAGAATATCTTCGGCACTACGGTATGCGTAGTTACCAAAGTTATTGCGTTGTCCTTTGGGAGCTTTTAACTCCGTTTGGATTTCTGATAGTATGTTTTTATTTTCCATTAGTAATTTGTTTACGATATAAGACTGTGCGTTGCTTTGAGTTAGTGCAAGACTTTATTTCACTTTTCTTTGCCTTTAGTAACTTTAACGCAAACTCTTGATCTGCAACGACTAAGCGATTAAACCTAGATGCCAATTGCTTTAATCCCACTGGGTGCAGCACATCTGTGTCACCTTGATCCAAGTAGTCAGCCATGTTCCTTAGCACCTCGGACAGCTTTAAATCAGTACTTGTGCCGAAGCGTCGAAAGCTATTCTCGACTCGACCAAGTAGAGTATTTGCTTCCATTGATAGAACGCCCCTTACCATTCCACTAACGTGATTATGATCAACGCAGGGATTAGAACATCCATTCATTAGGATCGGGCACTTCTTCGGCAGGTTCTCTTTTCGGTATTGGGGTAATTGGGAATGCTTCAGATACTTCATGTTCTTCAATGTCTGTTAGTGTTATTTTTAAACCTTTTTTTGTTACGGTTACCGCATCCTTTGACTTTGATCTACCAAAAGCAAACTTAAATGCCTCGTTACTTGTCTTAGCTATTTTCCATGTGCGACCAGACTTATTGCTTGGTGCGTATGTGTACTTCAGCAAATAGGCTTTCATCCTTCGTTCATGAAGTCCATCCAGTATATTTCAGTAGCTAGCTTGAACCTCTTGATCCCTTTTTCCATTTGCTTGGTTGTCCATAGCTTATTGTAGTGCTTCTTGGATACAATATCAATGCACACGCTGATTGCTTCTGGCAGGTAATTTAGGTTCCACATCTTCGCAAGCATGTAGCTTTCGATAGCTAGCTGGGTACAATCCTTCTTCTCGTAGAACTTCCCGCCGCGACCCTTGCAGTCCCTGCACTTGTAGTCCGCTAGGAAAAACTTGCCGTCCGTGTGCTTGCCAATGAAGTCCACTGACCCAGCTACCCTTAGCTCTTTGCTCCATGTAATGAACTCAGACGCAACTGGAGTTATATTATTTTCCTTGATGTAGTCCACAAAGGGCATTGCCCAGTCATCCCAAGACGACGAAAGATCCAGTGGGATATCGTCAGCCATGTCATTTGTGTGAGCCTCCAGCCTATTGTGAACTGATATACCGAACTGGGATGCTGTTACCTCTGAGCCGTCAACTGGAGATATCCTCATCCCATATTTTAGTCTTTCGATGTCGTGCATTGTATAGCTCTCATCCTGCCTAGCTAGCTCAACATACTTCTTAGGAGACCAAATCTCGTCGAGAAATGGATCTTTAATAATTCTCATCACCGTTGTTACGCTGGGATAAGCATCAACTTTCTTTGCTTGAGATGGTGTGTTTGCCTCGGTTAGGAATGGCTCTTCTTTGCAGTTATAGAAATGACTCATATTTTTTATTCTCTGTAATGTTATTTATATTGTTTATGTAATGGTATAGGTGTTTCACTTTTGTTATCACTTATTGCAGAATTGAAATAAGCTATTTCATTTTTGTTACTGGCTTTTACCTTTTTACGTAGTGCATTTTTCCAGTAATCATCGGAGCGAATCTCGGACAACAAATAAGAGGATAGAGTGTACCACCTAGTCTTATCGTATGCCCTGCGATTAAATGAATCAGAGACGATTGCCCTTGATTCCTCTAGACTCTTCAGTGCCCTCCATACTTGCATTGGAGAAAAACAGGGAAATACATCACTCCAACCCGCCCTTGAATTGAATGTCCAATACTTTCCCCTGTGTTCATTTCGACCATCCTTCTCGTTTAGTAAAACGTAAAAGATTATCTTGTGGAGAACAATAGCCTCCTTCACCCCGTACTTAATGGCGTGATCTTCGTTTAACATAAGCATATTATTAGCCCAGTAATTCCTTCATGTCCATGATGAACTCTAAGCCCTCAATAACTGATCCGTAGTCTTCGTATGGATAGGATGAGATAATCAATGATGTTTCGTCATTGTAAAACTCTACCACTGCGTCCCCCTCGGATGGATGACCAATGATGTCCCAAGAGATGCATTCACTGATTATGAAGTCCAAGATATCAGCCTTAGTCCGCTGCTTTTCTGGCTCAAGCATTGTTAGTAGTTCGTCGCGAAGAATGTACTTGTCCCCATTGTCGAGATGACCGTAGTACCCCTCGGTAATGCAGTTGTTTTGTCCAATGATTACTACAACGGTTGATGGTAGTATGTGAGATGTTCCCTCTGTTTTTTCGTATATCATATTTTTATTGGTTGGTTAGTTATGGTGGAGGTGGGAGGAGTTGAACCCCCGTGTCCCAGATATCTGGGATCGAAACCCTTTCACCCCCGTCAGTGTATGGTATTGCAGATATGCAACTGGGTGTCAAATGTTTTCCAATGATTGCAAAAAAAACTTAGGAGGAGAGTTTGTCCATAGTGCCCATAGTGCCGTCCAGAGGAAATTTTTGGGCAAAAAAAAAGCCCGCACCCCAAAGGATGCGAGCTGAGTTTTTTCCATTTTGGAAATAGTTGAGATGATTACCACCGTGCTCGATCTGAATACTGATCGTTCCAGCAACCGTAACATAGCCCAGTGCGGAATACGTCATCGCTATCGCAAAACTGGCAGCACTTGGGCTCAGGCTCAGGCTTGGGCTCAGGCTCAGGCTTAGCTATCGTAGCTAGCTCGTGAATCTTCAGCATATCCCTTGCTAAGTCATCGATGAGCTCCCAGATGCCATGGGGCTCCCAGTCTTCAAATGGTTGCCACCTGTGATCTCGGATGAAGTCCATGATATCCTGCTCATCTAGCTCGTCAAAGTTTGATGGCAGCTCGTCGGTTAGGTAAAACATTGATGCTCTTATGTGTGCTTGTGATCTGTTCATAGTTTTATGGTTGGGTTAATTGTATCTAGCTAGCTATTTGGATTTGTAGAATATGTGGCGACCAATCTTAGTGGTCACTGTCATGCTGTCAGCCCAGTATGGATGGCAGTAGTCCGCATGGTAGTGGTCTGCACCGAATGCGTAGTTGGTGGGGTATCCATCGACAATCGCGAGTGCTTCAGCGTACCTTCTGTGCTGCTTGGACTTGTCAACTAAGCTAGCTAGCTGACCAGAGTTCCAGCAACTGAACTGCTTATACTGCAAGCACGCATCCATCTTGCTGATGCGTCTGGCTGATGATCGATTGCAGATCACCTCGTGCACTGCTTCCATTGCACCAGTGCTGTACTCGCCACCTGCTTCGAGTATCAATGTGGATGCGATAATGTCGCGATGATCTTGACCATATGCGACCTTGAATAATGTGAGAAAAACTACTGCGATGACGGCGATTTCGCCATATTTTGAGAATGTGTTCATAATAATAAATTTTGATTGTACATAGTAGGAAAGGTGGCTGCCGAATTGCAGCCACCTCGAATCCTGCGTGCTAGTCTTTCAGTATCTCTCGGATCAACTTGCTAGCTAGCTCAGTGGGATTATGGCTCACTACGCTGCGTGCGAAGTGCTGATCCATGCGACCGCGAGCGTATTCCACCTCGCCATCGCGGTGCTCTATATTGGCAGCAATAGCATTGATGCCCATATTGCGATACTTGGCTGTATCGATATCGTCATCGCTGAGCATCGAATCAGTGAACACCACCGTAGTGGTGCTGCGTTTCATGCTTGAGCGAAAGCGGTGCATCGCACCCATCAAGCACTCGCCATCGCCATTTGGATACAGCGAACCCAACCACTGGGTGCTCTGCGAGCCATCGACCTTGTGGCTGTATGGAACCATGTCGCCCTTTTCGTTGTACTTACCCTGTGACAGGATCATGTCCAGCTTGATCAGATTTTGGTCAGCTAGCTTTTTGAATGCACATACAAACTCACGACCACCGTGCATCCGCCACATCTTCGACATGCTGCCAGACATATCCACTATCATGGTCACGCTGCGTCTGCCATTTTTTCTGGATCGATTCAAGAAGGATCGCTCACTACCCTGTATGGCTGATGCCATGTGCAGCTTATTGCCAGTGTTCGCCAGTCGAGTCTTAGCTGGTGCAGCTTTGACTACGATGCTACGCAGATTGCGTACGATCTGATTGATCAGCGATTGATCTGGATAAGATGTGTGGAGCCATTCACCAGAGGTTTTCTCTTTGCTGTGCTTGATGTCTTCACGCTTGGCTGAATCGATCACCTCCGTCTCATGTATATCCTTCACGCTTGGATCACTTTCTCCGTGCACTACGTCATCACGGTAGATGGTCTCGACATCCGCACCGAAGATTTTCACCCAGTCTTTGACTATCGGCACAAGTGACTCACTGCTGATTGCACTGATCGACCTACGGTAGAAGTCCAAGATCACTAGATGCGTTGGACGCATGCGACCATTGTACTCGACCTTTGGCGTGCCGAGCCATTTTGGAACATAAGCACTCGCGGACTTTTTGATGCCAGCTTCGTTGGACTTGATCGCCCAGTAGATGCTGCTGGCTGTGTTGGACTCCACTGGAATATCTACGTAGTTGCACCAGCGAAATGCACCATCGCCATCTGCTCTGGTTGCAGATGCGTATTCAATTCTGGCATCTTCAAACAGGTTATACAGTGCAAATGGCAGACCTTCTGATCTCAGCTTGTCCACAGTGGTGCTCGACCTATCGGTGCAGATGCCATGCTCAGTCTCATGGCGGATGACCACCTCGACAAACTTCTTGAGCTTGGCATCGCTGCCATAGCACTCAGTGGTACACATGTCAGCTAGCTTTGTGCCGACTCGAATCTGATGGCGACCATCAAACGACCAGCATGCGGTGGGCACGCTGGCATCGATTGCTGCCACGCAGGTGGCTCCAGTTGAGACTTCCATGCGAGTGATAACACCACCCTTCTGGCGACCTGTGATCGACCTTCTGGTAGTGGATAATGCTTTTTTGATAATGTCTTCTATTCTGCTCATAATAATGATCTCCGATTTTTGATTAAACTGCTGATACTTGGCGAACAAATCTGTCGCCGATTTTCTTAACACCAGAGATGCTATCCTCTGTGATATCACCTGTGTCCGCAGACCATGTCAGCATGGCATCCATGCCATTTGACTTAATCCACTCAGCTACAGACAGAGCACTGGCATCCGCTGCGTGCTGGCATCCGCGTTCCAGATCGCGAACGCTCAGCGATTTGAGCACTTGACCAGTGGAGTGCATTACCCTCGACTCACCCATCGCTGTAGCAAAGCTGTCTGCTAGCTTGTCCGCATCGGCGATCTCATAGCGATCTGCAACGGACTTGGCGATCTGCTTGATCATGCTCTTTTCATAGCGAACATGCTTGAACAGGAATCGATCCAGAAACGCAGCAGGTGGCTGCACTTCGCACAGATTGGTAGCACATACAATGTGCAGCATATCCACTGAGCACTGGAGTTTTTCGAGCACGCCATCCTTATTCTGCTTGGTGGTAATGCTGTAAGCTAGCTTGCCAGATGCGTCTGGCTGTGGTGCTAAGAAGCTGAGCATGGCTTCCATTGTCTGATCACCCATGCGGAAAACCTCGTCTAAGAAGAGCAGCGTGCTCTTACCATTGGCAGCACTTCGCACCGCTTCCACCAGCAGTCCATCCACTGTAATGAAGCCACCTTCTTTAGCTGGCTGGCATGAGCCAAGCAGCGTGCTCCACTCGTCCATATCACCAGAGCATCCATGCACCACTGAGTGATCATAGGACTGAGCTAGCAGACTCATGCTGTAGCTTTTACCATAGGATGGCGGTGCTGATATGCAGACCTTTGTGGGTGCTGCTGTGCCAGCTTTGTAGAAGGGTGCGACCATCTCTAGGATGGGATTCGCTCCAGATGCAACTGCTGCTGCCAATGGTAGCCTGCTGCTGGTGCTGGTGGACATGCTCTCGGCGATCTTCTCCAGATACTCAGCCAGCGGACTCAGTGCATCCATCTGCGTCTTAATCTTGTCGATGCTTGGCATGACTTCAGTGCTGATCTGCTCTTGCACTGCATCTCGGACTTCGTCCATGTCCATAGTCGAACCACCACCCAGAGCATCTTGAATGGCTTTGAGTTTGATTTCTGCTGGTGTCATGCCACCCACCGCTGCCACCGAGGGTAGTGCTGCTGTGCCAATGATCTCCGCTGGATCACCTCCGAGTGCTTCCACCCATTCGACCAATAGCGATCGACCTGCTTTGGCGATCTCCGTGCCAGATGCACTGATCATGTTGCGATTTGCGTGCTTGATAATGTACTGTTTTAGCTTGTCGTTGTTGTTCATTTTTCGCGTTTCTCTATGTGGTTTTTTATGTGCTGATGGTCTCATCAGTGATGCAGATAGCACCAGACGCACCAGAGGGTGCGTTTCGACCTGTTATGAGTTGAGGGATTCAAATGCCATGCAAGTGAGTTCTTCGAGTCGATGAGCTAGCTTATCTTCGAGCTCGTCGATGCGATCAGTGACAGATTGATCATCTGGATACATGGCTGCCAGATGTCTGTATCGGCGAATCTCTTGAGCTAGCTGGACTTCGGTGTGGATGCTGTATGTGGATTTCGTGGATTTCATGATCTCTATATATGTGGTTAATTTGCTGATGGTCTCATCAGTGGTAGATGTACTACCAGACGCACCAGACGGTGCGTTTCGACCTATTGAAAGGCGATCGGACATTGCTAGCATCCGACCACCTGTTGCACTGTGTCGCTCAGTGTATCACACCCTTGATGCGGGAATCTGTACTCACTTGGCAGCTTACATTAAGATCAGTCGAGCTGATCACCTAGGTCATTGCGGGATTCCTGTGCATTGTATGTCCGCAGCACTCAGCGGTGGACTCCAAGCGGAGCCAGTGCCGACCAGCGGATGCTGGTCGTATGGTTGTAATCAAAGAACAAGCCACACAATACCACATCAGCTAGCTAGCAGTCGAGATATATTTTCATAATTCTTTCGGTGGCTCGGAGCCCAGTACCAGAGCGGCACGGATGCCATTGGTGCACCATGTCCATAG